CCGCCGTTCCCAGCCCGCCGCTCCCCACCCCCAGTGATCCTTGTTTCGCCCTGCGGAGGTCCTCCGCAGGGCGAAATCGAAAAAAGGGATTGACAAGCGCCCTTCCATGTGGTATCATTTTCAAGCTGACACAGAGAGTGAGGCGCCCATGCGGGTGTAGTTCAATGGTAGAATCCCAGCCTTCCAAGCTGGTCGCGTGGGTTCGATTCCCATCACCCGCTCCATATGCGCCTGTAGCTCAGGTGGATAGAGCAACTGCCTTCTAAGCAGTGGGCCAGGGGTTCGAGTCCCTTCAGGCGTGCCATCTTCCCTCTGCTGTCGCTGTTATATGGTGGGTGTAGCTCAGTTGGTTAGAGCATCGGATTGTGGTTCCGAGGGTCGAGGGTTCGAGTCCCTTTACCCACCCCATATGACCTCAAGGCGTAAGGGCCGGAGCGTCGGCTCCGGTCCTTGCCTTTTCAATTTCTCCCCATCTGACGGAGATACAGGAGATACAGGGGTGTAGCCAAGTGGTAAGGCAAGGGACTTTGACTCCCTCACTCGCTGGTTCGAGTCCAGCCATCCCTGCCACTTTTTTCTGTGTTTTCTGGTCCGGCAGTTGCGGAGGCAGTCCTGTTTTTCGTTTGATTGATTTCATGACCCAGTAGCTCAGTCGGCAGAGCACCTGCCTTTTAAGCAGGGTGTCCGGAGTTCGAATCTCCGCTGGGTCACCATATGAACGAGGGTCGACTTTTGGAACAGATTTTTTGGACTGTCCCAAAAGTCGGCCCTTGTTTTATCCTCAAAGCCGTGCTATTCAAGGAGTTTGCCGAGACAAGCTGCTCGTAAGAATATGGACATTAAAGTCCAAATAGTCGAAAATGGAAACAGAAGCAGCAGAAAATCTGGAATCCGAACCTCTCTTTCCAGAAACAGAACTTTTATTGTTTCCTGAAAAATGCGTCCTCATATCGCTCTGGCGTTTGAAGGTTCAGAGTGGTATGCGGGCGTTTTTGATTATAGAAAGCAATGTATTCGTCAACCTTCTTTCACAGTTCAGCCTCGGAGCGATAAGCACTGCGGTAAAACTCCTCCTTCTTGAACACAGCGAAGGAGGATTCCATCACGGCGTTGTCATGGGGCGTTCCTGCGTTGGAAAACGACTGTGTGATCTTTAACTTTTTCAGCAGCTGATGGAATTCCTGGGAAGTGTATTGACTGCCCTGGTCACTGTGGAATATCAAATTTTCTCCCGGCATTCGGGCATCGTAGGCCATCCTGAGTGTCTCCGTGATTAGCTGTGTACTGTTCCGAGTGGATACCTTATGGGCAATTACTTTCCTGGAATATAAATCAACAATGGCACAGAGGTAATAATACCGATCCTTCAGTTTCATACAGGTAACATCGCTGACCCAAACACAGTTTGGAGTCTCTGCATGAAACTGTCGCTGTAAAATGTTAGACTTCCGCTAGTAGCTGTTGGATTTTTTCCACTGTCGTTTAGAGGTGGTGGATATGCTGCTCAGCCCCATCTCACTCATAAGTTCCCGCACCAACGTTGTACCAGCTTTATAACCGCGCTCATGAAGTACTGCACAAATCTTCTCGCTTCCAAATGTTTGCCGACTTTCATCAAAGATGTCTTGAATTGCCTCTCGCAATTCTTCCCGATGTTTGGCATAGGAGCTGTTACCCCGTTTGTTCCGCTTGATGTGGTTGTAAAAGGTTCCCCTCGGAACATCTAAGGCTTCGCAGAGAACATGGACACTAAACTGGCCATAGAGCCTCTCCAATGCCATGAGTTTTTCTTTTAATGGAGCTGATTGCAAACAGCCTGCTGTTTTCAAAACCGCAATGAGCTTTTCCTGTTTCTCACACCGCCGGAGCAAAGAATCATAATCCTTCGGGGTTATGACACGACCAGACCGAGTTCGAGCAGGTTGGTACTGCTTGATCCAAGAGTAGAGAGTACTTTTAGAAATACCGGTCTCCATGCAGATAGCGGAAACCGTTTCACCGCCGGTGTATCGGGTGACAAGGGCTTGCTTTTCAGTCAGGTTGAGATGGTGTTTCATGGAGATGCCTCCTTTATTGAGATAGGAGGTATTTTATCATATGAGACTGCTCATAGAATTCTGCTTCGCATTGTCATGGTTATATTGGGGTGGTATAATAAAAACAGCTTATTGATGCGATGGGAGAGACGCCTGTGGAAAATCTTATTCAAGAGTTAATTGATGCGGTAAATCGAAATGCTCAAATCAGCGGGTGGGAGATTCTAACATCTATCTGTTCCGTCATTTCTCTTGTTGCTATTGTCATTTTACTTATTGAGCGCAAGGAGAAGAAACGGCCATATTTGCAAATCACTTTTGAGTTGATTCGGGACAATCTGGTCTGTTTAGTTTTGCGTAATGTGGGAGAAACCCCGGCTATTTTGCGCAAAATTTCTTTTAGCGAGCGGTTTGTAAAACAATTGCCATCAGGGGGGCAAACACATCTCCGAAACAGAGATGATTTATCCCTTACTCTGTACCCGAACCAACAATGGGTTATTGACTTAGATGTAATCAGTTCTACTGTTTTTCAATACGAGTGTCATACATTAGACGTTACATTAGAGTACTCTAAACCCAGACAAAACAGAAGGAGATACAAGGAGACTTCATCTATCTGCTTTGATGATTACATGAGTTTCTTAGTCTATATTTCTGAAACAGATGAGCTAAGAAAAGCGATAAAAAGCATGGATAGCAACATTGTTAAGATAGGGCGTAAAATTGAAAAAGCACTCAAAATTGATACTTCAAGTCAAGTTCAAACAACATCATTTGCCAGGCTCCAAGATGAATATTTAAGAACAATAGTGACTGGCATTCCAAAGCAACAAGCGAACCCCGGAGAATCCGATTTATCATGCGATAGTTCAGAGAAGAATTAGCTTACAAACGGGGATCCTTGTCCTACCGGCATCTATAGTGTTGCGATGTTCCACGTCGGAGCAAAGTCCGCTTTGCTCCGACGCTTTTTTATGCTCACGCACAAAAAAGCGTCATCCGCCCGCCCCCTTGCTCTTCCTTTCCAGACCGCAACCACTTACGCTGGGTCGCGATTTGGGTTGAGGTGCAGACTTGAGGTGCGTCTTCGAAACTGTTTGTCAACTTCACCTCCCCCCTTGGGCTGTAAGGCTTCTCCATTTTTTCCTAGTTGAATGATTATTCAGCATCAAAATTACCCATATAAAATCATGTCAAATTTGATGTCAGGAGCCGCCCATATCGGGGCGGCTCCTCTGCTTTATCTGGCCTTCGCCGCTGCCCGGGCCATGATCGCGCCCTCCTCCCGGGTCATAAGATCCCGGGGGCGGCTGCCGTCCGTCAGGCCCAGCTCCACAGCCTCCTCCAACAGCTCCGGCATGGACGCCTTCTTGGCGGCCGCCTCCCTGCGGTATCTCTCCAGGTACTCCAGCCACTGCTCGTAGGTCACGCTCTCTTCCTCCTCATAGTCTGGGCGATATGCCCCCACGATGTATTTCTTATGCCGCCTGCGGCGCATCACCGCCCCGCCGTTGTCCTCGCTGGCGCCGCCGGTGTTGCCATCAATGGTGGTGATGTAGGTCCCATCCCAGCTCTCACAGATGCCAACATGACCGGCGGAGCTCTTGCCGGAGAAGTTGAAGAACACGATGTCTCCCGGCCGGTAGTCAGTCACCGCCTGCTTCTTGTGGAAGGACATCAGCGTGGGACAGTAGGCGGTCTCTCCGCCGCCGTAGTACAACTCGGGAGCCCCGGCCTCCCGGAACACCCACCAGACGAACACGGCGCACCAGGGGTATTTTCCGGACACCTCCCGCCCATAGTAGGCGGTGTTATACTTCACGTTGTCACTGTTGGCCGGGGATTCTCTGGTCCCGATCTGCGACCGAGCGATCTCCAATATCTTTTCAGCGGTTGCCATAGTGCGCCTCCTCACTTCTGTGCCTTGATCCACCCCGCCTGCTCCATCAGCTGCACCAGTTTGTCATAACCGAACATTGCGGAGAAGGCCACCAGGAAGATGAGGGCGATCAGCGCCACGATCATCCAGCCGGTGATGGCAAAGCGGTAATAGGACCACAGGCCGAAGCCCGCCCCTACCGTTACCACTGCGGCCACCAGGAAGGCCAGCAGGTTGGTGGGGAGCATATCGTACAGCAGGCTCTTGAGCACCTGTACGATGATGTTGGTCACCAGGGTCAGCGCCAGCACCAGGGCCAGCAGCATAGACAGATAGTTGGTCAGTTCATTCATGGGTGGTTTCCTCCTTTTTGCCGGATCTATCCGGCCAGTTGTTATGTTTGCTCAGGTTCTCCACCAGGGATTTGATGGCGTAAGCCAGGATCACGGCAATGATCTCTGTGACGGCTTTCCCGGATAGCTGTTCTGCGATTTGCTCACGGCCCAGATAGGCCAGCAGATAGGAGCACCACACCCAGGCGCAGCCATTGAACAGGCACAGCCAGACGGCGGCCTTCATGGTCTCTGTGCGGCCCCTTTTGGACCGGTGGGCGGACAGCCACCACAGCCCCAGACAGAACACGCACCCCAGTTCGAAGGCCGCTGCCGCGGCCAGGATCACAGTGCTGCTCATGTCCGGACCTCCGATTTTAAGTCCCGGATGTCGTGCTGCACCTCCGTCATCTGCCCCTCCAGCTTGTAGGTCCGCTCCACCAGGCTGTTGTGGGCGGCCACCTTCTGCTCCAGCTGCTCGATGCGGTAGGTGGTCAGCTTGTTGGACACCAGGATGCCTCCAAAGGTCCCCGCCAGCGTCCCGATCAGCGACATCCCCGCCACAGCCAGCGTCGTCAGATCCATCCCCTCTCCCCCTCCTTTCTCTGAAAGGCCCACAGCGTTCTCCTCTCCAAAGCTCTGCCCGCCCCGGCGCCCCCTACCACTCCCAGCCCCGGCGCCAAAATTGTATGTTCCCGTCAATCCAATTTCACAAAAAACAGCAGAAGGGGCGCACAGTGTGCGCCCCTTCCAAACGATCGCTTCCATCTTGTTTAGGCAGCTTCCCCTTGTGGGAGAGTGGCTCGGCCCACGCTGTGTCCCCCAAAAGCCTTTCCCTCGGGGGAAGGCGTCACGGCGGATGCCGTGACGGATGAGGTGGCGCCCTTCCGCCCGCCCCACGCGGGCGGACCATAGAGGTGCCCGCCCTGCGGGGCGGGTCCCTTTCTGAACGTCCAGAAAGGGACCAAAGAGACGCCGGGGGACGCTCCCGGCCCCTGGTGCAGGAGACACCGAGCGGAGCTCTCCTGGACCTGACCGGCACGGCAAGGCAAGGTTTTCGCACTGACCAGCGTCTCACACCGCT